TACAGGGCGAAACTACAACTATGACATCTCAGTTGAGTTGACTACAGGTGTCAATGGGGGTCTCGATAAGATTACGAAAAATATTAACGATATCAATACAGACCTTGATGGTGTGGGTGGTCAGCAGACTCTCGGCACATTCACATACTAAATTTACTATGAGGGGAGACCCCACGGTAGATTCAATACACATTTACGCCCTGATGGAATCAGAGACGGCTAGTATAATCACGCCAGCAATGAAAGCCATGATGACGTAATTCAATTCAGTTTCTTCGCGACCGACTTGAGGCTTCACCTCTTCGGTCTTGGACTCCACGACAGGCTGCTTCGGCCTGACGGGAGGTTCCAAATCCTCCAGCGGACAGTACGCTATCATTTATATACTAATCAGAGATTAATTTCCGTCTTCTTCTTTCGACGAGTTCTCTTGGTTTTGGTAGCACCCCCAACGTTGACCTCCTTAACCTCACCACCAGTGGATTCCCCAGAGATGGAGACAATGTCGGAGAGGTCATCATCCTCATCCTGCACAGAGGCGTCCATCGCTTGAGGGGGTGTCGTGTTCATGGGTGGGGGTGGAGGCATCATGATACCACCCATCAGACTGGAGATGTCTACACCTGGACCCTGCATCTCATACTGGCCCGCACCCGTCCCACCAATGGGACCCTCAGTTGGGGGACCCGTGGGAGAGCGAGTCGTGTTCTGAACCGCCGCCATCATGTTCTTCACCAGGTCGGGGTTCTGCTTCATCACATCGTTCATGTTGGGCATCACCGACTTGAACATACTGTTGGTGAGGTGGAACATCATCGCCGAACCACCCAACATCATGATGAGCTTCACCTCTGGGGCGACGCTGACCTTCGAGCGGTACTTGACGTACAACTCCTCAAAGACACCATCATAGTCATCAACATTCTCCATCACGGACTCAGACCAACCCTCAAGCTGAATCTCGAAGGGGTTATACCGCTTGTTAAGGAACTCGAGGCCAGTCACACAGGCCACGAGCATGCGTCGAGAGAATCGGATAGACTGCTCAACGTCGATACTGTAGGTGATGCGCTTCACCTCAGACCTCAGCTCCTCAACGTTCGAGTAGGCATTGAGTCTCTTGTTTACGGCGAACCCCTTCTTCTCCAGGCGCCCAAGCTTATTAATCAGGTCTGCCTTCTCTTCATCCACCGAGGTATACCCCTTGGTTGGCTGCTCCTCTTGGCTAGGTGGCTCATCATCATCATAGAAGGTGGGTTCCTCATCTTCACCGTAGTCAATCTCCTCATTTTGTTGGGGTTGAGCAGGTTCAGACTGCTTATTGGGGTTCACGAACGCATCCATCGCCTCCTGATGTTGAGAAGGAGGTGGGGGTCTGAACGCCGTCTTCGTAGGGCGTGGCACAGGTTTGGGACGTGGCGCTGAAATCTGAATCTCATCCATCAGAGCCTGTTCGTCAGCATCGAGTTTCATCACAGTCGTGCTTCCACGGTCGAGTACGATTTCCTCGTCCATCTACTCTCTATATGGAAACTAAAAAAATACCTTTAACGCACTCTAAAAAAATATAAACCTATAGTAAATGTTCAAGTTTAACAAGGCTGACCGTAATGCCCTCATGTCCATCACCGTTCTGTTGATGATCATCTGCGCCCTGGCCATAACTCGTGGTCCCGCGAGCAAGTACCAACCCAGGCCAATCAAGATTAAGACTGTCAGTGAGAAGTCCATCTTCGACCTCGAGAACAAGGTTGAGTGTACCCCTGGTTACAAGGATGGTAGCGCCTACACCAAGAGCCTCACCCCAGGTGGTCTCTGTGGCGCCCAAGGTCTCGTCTCCGACCTTGCGGGCTATGAGATTGAGGAGGGAATCGGCGGATCTTTAATCTGAGCTAATAGAAATGGCTCTCATCACTTCGCCAACGGATACCATTCCCGACCTCAACTATGAGTATCATACAATCACTATCGATACGATAGGACAGGATAGCGCTAACACGTTCACGTGTTACTTGAGTCAGCCCGTAAAGAATGTTGTACAGGCCAGGCTTCTCGCGGCGCGTATCAACACGACCGCGGACACTGAACACTGCTACATCTCCATCGAGCAGTTGGACTCCATCTTTACTGACCGTGCTTCCAATGTCTACGAGGGACAGGCACCCTTGAGTGTTCTTCGTAACTCGTTCGCGAGTCTGGTCAAGGATGAAAGCACCACTGTGACTTTCAAGGATAAC